TAGTAATCTTGGATTTGATCTGAGTCAAAAATTTTTCCTTCATAGATCCAAGGATTATCGTAACTCATCAATATAATCCAACACTCTATTCAGATATTTATTGACTACTAATTTATCATTTGAAAACACAATTTCTTCGTTAACTTTATGCTTAAGTTTATAAATTTTTGCCTTTAAAGCGTAAATATCTGTGATATGAATCATAAAAATAGGGGAGATTTCTCTCCCCTATCTATAACGGATTCAGAGTTTGAACCCACTAAATGTGTCCTTTTTCACATCTTGTTTTATTCCACCGACTACATAACTTTCAACTTCAGTTTCCTGTGGTGCTACTTGAAGTCCTTTAGAAGAAATCCAGTGCTGAGTCCAAGGAAGAGGATTGTTATTTGCGGAAATATCATATTGTGGTTTTAAACCAATCCCTTTCATTCTTCGGTTTGCAATCCATTCAATATATTGTTGAAGAAGTTTATCATTAAGTCCAATCATGCTGCCATCTTTAAAGAGATAGTCAGCCCATCTCTTTTCTTCCATTACTGCACGATCAAACATCATAGTAACCCATTCTTCTTCTTCTTTCGCAATTTGTTTCATTTCAGGATCATCACCTTCTCTCCACTTATTCATAATATTTTGAGTGATTGCTAAATGTTGATTTTCATCTCTTGCTATGAGAGAGATGATTTTAGCTGATCCTTCCATAAGCTTAAGTTCACCAAAGGCGAAACTGCAAGCAAAACTAACGTAAAACCGAATACCTTCAAGAATGTTAACGTTTGCAACTGCTCTGTATAATTTTCGTTTGACATCATTGAGTGTTTCTTTTGCTAATGGAACTCCTTCAAGTTGATGCACCCATTGGTTGGATGATCCATAATTTTGTGCTGCTTGAATAAAGTCATTATATGACCCTGTAACGCTTTCAGCACGTTCCAGAATACGTTCGTCGGAAATAATAGTATCAAACACTTCTGATGGGTCAGAATAAATGTTCTTGATGATATAAGTATAAGAGCGACTATGAATCATCTCCATAAACTCCCACACTGTCATACACGCTTCAAGTTCAGGAAGTGAACAGTATGGCAAAAATGCCAATCCTGGACCTCTCCCTTGAACACTATCTAACATAATTTGATATTTCAAATTTGAAGTGTAAATATGCTTTTGCTCAGGACGAAGGGTTTGATAATCTCCACGATCTTTCTGAAGTGAAACCTCTTCAGGTCTCCAGAAATATCCTAGCTGTTGAGTTGTTAATTTTTCAAAGATTGGATATTTGTATGAATCATACCTTTGGATTCCCAAAGGTTTGCCGAAGAACATTGGTTGTTTTTTAGTATTGACCTGATCCGTGTTGAAAACAGTCATGCCTTTTACTTGCGTATGTTCCTCTTCATTAAGAATTTTAAACTGCACAGGATTCACACTCCCCTTCCTCTACTTTACTTAACTCGTCAACCAATTCAGACAAAGTAGGTTTTGACTCCTCAACTTCATCAGTTTTAATATCGTATGTATTCTGATAATATGAAGTCTTCCACCCATACTTATATGTAGTCAGAAAATCATTTGCCATCACAGAAACTGGAACCTCATTGTCGGAATAGTTCTCCGGATTATAACTCCAATTTCCAGAAATTGCCTGGTCAAAGAACTTTTGCATCATTGCAACAATTTTAATATATCCATCATTACTCTTCATATCCCACAACAGAGTATAATTATGTTTCAGTGTTGTATATTGTGGAACAATTTGCTTCAGAGGTCCTTTCTTTGACTTTTTAATTGAAAGGAATCCTCTAGGTGGTTCAATACCATTTGTCGCATTAGAGACGACAGAACTACTCTCTGAGGGCATTTGAGCGGAGAGGGTGGAGTGCCTAAGTCCATACTCTAAAATAGATGCTCGGAGTGCCTCCCAATTATGTTGCAGTGAAACAGAAGAAATCTCATCAATATCTTTCTTATAAGTATCAATAGGAAGAAGACCATCGGAATACTTAGTTCTTCCAAAATATTCACAATGTCCCTTTTCCTTAGCAATTTGATTTGATGCCTTTAGCAAATAATATTGAAAAGATTCTGAAAGTCCATGAACCGCATCCCATGCCTCTTGAGAATCATATTTAAATCCTAATTTGGCAAGATAATGAGCCAGACCAATAAACCCTATTCCAAGAGAACGACGTGCCTTTGTAGCAACTTCTGCAGCAAGTACGGGATATTTTTGATAGTCAATCAATTCTTCTAAACCACGAACAGAAAGTTCACATAGTTCTTCCAGTTCTTCATCAGACTTTACTTTACCAACATTAATAGCAGAAAGAATACAGAGAGCAATTTCACCTGTTGTTTCATCAATATGTTGAATTGGATATGTTGGAAGGGTTATTTCTTGACAGAGATTACTCATCTCAACTTTATCCTTAAAAGATGAGTGAGTATTGCAATGATCAATATTCATGATGTAAATACGACCAGTTTCTGCACGTTCCTTAAGAAGACTAAGAATTAATTCTTGTGCCTTAACAGTTTTCTTTTGAATGGACGGATTATTTTCATACCCAATGTAGAGAGAGTCAAACTCAATTGTTCCGAAAGAATCATAAAGTCTAGGTACGTCATGTGGGGAGAAAAGTGTAATCTCACCATCTTGAATAAACCTTTCATAGAATAACTTTGAAATTTGAATGGAGTAATCCAACTTACGAACACGATTATCTTCGGTTCCCTTGTTGTTTTTAAGAACTAGGATGTCTTGGATTTCTTGGTGCCAGATAGGAAAATGAACTGTAGCAGAACCACCTCTGATGCCGTTCTGTGTGCAGCATCTGACAGTTGCCTCAAACTTTTTAAGGAAGGGAATAACACCTGTGTGCTGTACCTCTCCACCTCTAATTTTAGCGTTGATGCCACGGATTCTACCTGCGTTGATGCCGATACCAGCCCTTTGTGAGACATACCTGCCAATAGCCATATCACTGCTAAAGATACTATCCAGGGTGTCATCAACATCAACGAGAACACAAGATGCAAATTGACGAAGGGGTGTTCTGACCCCTGCCATGATTGGTGTTGGAATGTTGATTCTGTGCCTTGAGATTGCGTCATAATACCTCTTGACGTATGAAAGACGGGTTTCCTTAGGATACTCTGCAAAGATAGTCAGAGCAATCATCATATACATGAACTGTGGAGTCTCATATACTCCACCGGTACTCCGATCTTGTACAAGATACTTATCAACAACCTGCCTAAGTCCAGCATAGGTAAACAAATAGTCCCTATCGTGCCGAATAAAAGCGTTTGCAGACTCAATTTCTTCCTTAGAATACTTGGTATAAATGTCTCTATCATAGACTTCTGCAGAAACACAGTCCATGATATGAGTTTCAAGATGAGGAAGTTCTTGCATCTTCCCATAAAGTTGCTTACGAATGGAAAAAAGAAGCAAACGTGCAGCAACAAACTGATAATTCGGATGCTCCAAATCAATCAAATCTGATGCAGAGCGAATTAAAATTTCTTGAATTTCTGCTGTAGTAATTCCATCATAAAATTGAATGCCAGATTGTATTTCAACTTGTGATGCAGAAACTCCAGCAAGATTCTTACATGCCTCATCAACCATGATGTGCATTTTATCAAGATCTATTTGTTCAACTATTCCGTTTCTTTTTTTGACTTTAAGTTCGTTACTCATATTTTTTTCCAGGTTGTAAATTTAAGTTTTGCTTCTAATCCACTGTATGTATTTAATTCTATCACTTCCTGAACATTGTGTCCAGTGAGTACCATATCATTTATATCCTTTTCCTTTATTGATGAAGGCCAGATGACAACTTTTTGTCCCATTTCAATAACACGGGAAATTCTTGATAGGATTTCTGAATTACGTGGTTCGTTATCATATATCCACACAGGATTGTCAATCCCCCACTTACCAACATCACCATCAGCTCCACAAAGAGCAATCGCGTTTGAAATAAATGTTGAATCAAAGGGACCTTCGGTGATGTAAACAGTTTGATCCTTTTGCACTTCATCAAGACCGTATATTTTTGGGGCATTGTCACATAGCATCACAGTAATGTATTTAACCTTGCTTGGACCCAATGCTCTTCCCTGAAATCCTATGAGAGCATTTTGATAAAACATTGGAATGATAATCCTTGATTCATCATACTTTGTATTCTCAAAGGTTTGTTTAAGAGAATTAGTCCACTCCTTAAATTTTTCCGCATAATAAAATTTATCTGGATTTAATTTTCTACCTTGCAAATATCCAGATGCACTTAGATTTTCAGATGCTTTGGGTAAATCAAGTTTTGGTTTAAACTCAGGAACTTTAAACTCAAATTTAGGTTCTTCTACTGTAAAATTCTTACCAGTATGCCCTTCTTTAAATTTATCAAAAATATATTGCTTATGAATCTCTATATCAAGTTGTTTTAAAAAATTATTAAATGATATGTTAATACCACAATTATGACACTTATAATTTGTATTATTTTTAACCTGATAAAGATATCCTCTCAACTTATTCTTATTCTTTTGGGAATCCCCACAAATAGGACAACGAAAGTTATAGAGATTGTTCTTTACCTTTTTAAATTTTTGAAGGCGAGAAGATATCAAATTGATGTACTTAACATCAATAAAGTCCATAAAATCACATAATCATTGATACAAGTTTAGCAGATTATCTTATTTTGTCAAGACATATATTAGTTAGTTTTATGTTGATGATTTATACGTGCAGAATCTTCCATTCCGGCAGGTGTCCACCAACCAGATGCAAGAGTTGACATAGATGTGGCAAGAATAGCAAGAAGAACTCCACAACCAATAGTCATCCATTTGATTTTGGAAACATCACCTAATTCTTTTTCCAAAATAGTAATTCTGTCCCCAGATTTTCTATGTTCTTTCTCATTATCTTCTTTTAAATTATCAATCATTTTAAGAAGTAAGTCATCAGTTCTTTGCTGATACTCAATTTTTTCATCGTGTACAGCAAGCATCTTAATTACATTCGTATTAACTTCACTTAATTTTTGAATGGCATCATCAAGTTTGTTGACTATATTTGCAAAGTCAGCAAACTTTTGCTCTAGCACAGCTACTTTTACAATTTCTTCTGACATTGTTCTAAAGCAAAGTATAGTTTTAAATAAAGAGCACTTTGCTAATATAATTCGTTAGATACAATTATTTATTCTTTTGGTTTCATCCATTTTTTACGAGAACCTAATCCCAAGTATATACTCTTTTTCTTATTTTTGAAAACTGGAGGATTACCTGGATCTGCTTGAGGAGTACCTGCAATTTTCCCCCCACCAACAGAATTGGTTGGTCCTCCAACAACCATACCATCCTCTTTCAATTGCCTAAATGCATTAATTATTTTTTCCAGTTTATTATTTTTCATTGTAAATTTTGTAAAGTTCTGAAAGGCAATGAATATCAACTTGAATATCGTGAATTGAAGATTTTGGATATTCAGGAAATTTTCCCAAAAATATAATAAAAGTCTTCATTGCAGACCATAATTCCTTTTCAATTTTAAAAAATAACATTGGAGTTGTTGCTTCACCAAATATATTATAAAGAATAATAAAATGGTTAATAAGAAGGTGAGTTTTTAGGTCACCAGTATTCTTATATCGTTTCAAAAGTCTTTTGATATATTTAAAATGATTCAAATCCTTATCAAAATCTTCTCTGGTTACTGCCTGAGGATTTTCATAATGTTTAATTGCAAACAAGAGGAAATTGTCCTCATTCAATTCATTGAAAATCATTTATTATCAAGCAACAGTAAGTGTAGTTGTTCCAATACCAACATCAGAAGTTGTTCCTGAACCACCAATATTGCGAAGAAGAACATCACCAAACTGTGAGGTGAATGAACTAATTACACCAACAGCACTTGAACCATCAGTAATAACGCCAACAAATCCACTTGGAAGATCAATTTTCAGTTTTGTTGCATTCGTGCGAGTACTAAATGTAACTAAAAGTCCTTGAGTAATTGTTGATCCAATTGTGCTACCAGTTCCAATTTGAACAGAAGTAGTCCCAACAGCAACAACAGGAACATTTGTAAGTTTACCTGCTACTGTAAGAGAACTTCCAATAGCAACACCTGCTACTGAATCAACAAAGATATTAGTTCCACCAATCGCAACAGTTTGTCCCGATGTGGTTAATGTTGTTGAGATTGCAACGTTTGCAGAAAGGACTGTACTTGGTGCAGTAAATGCAAATGATACTCTGTTTGTAACTTGACCATTAAAGTTTGTAAACACATCTGGAGATCCGTGCAGAGCAGCCGTTGATGACCAGGCATATTGAGTGGATCCTGATGATGATGCAGTTGCAACGATTGCTGTGGATTCGTTTGCATTATTTGCATCAAAGGTACGAATTCTCATCGTTGCACCAGCACTTGCAAAAACAAGCTCATTGAATACAACGTGAATATACCCAGTAGTGTTGGTAGCAATACCAGTAGTTGCTCCACCACCGATGGCAATTCTTGAGGATCTATTTGGATCTTCAAAGAAGACCGCAACAGGACCAGCAGTACCGATACCAGTAGCACCAGCATCTCCAAGTGTTGAAGTACTGTTCAATCCAACAACTGGAACTAAAACTTCATCATAATAAGATGATGAAAGACCAGAATGTTCGCTAGTGCCATATCTTCTGTAAACCCATCCACGTACATCTGCAAAGCAATTCCAAGGAGTATTATTTCTATCATTCTCAGACAGATGTTTGGGAATAGCATAATTGTTTGCTGCGGTTTCAGTTGTTGTGGAAATGCCCCAGAGTGCCATTCTTTTTACCTATAATTCGTTAATCTAAGAAGTATTTATAAAAAAATGAGACCTCGTTAATTAGAGGTCTCATTATTTTTTGAGAGAACTATTAAAATATTTCGTATAAACTGATATACAGTATTTGCCTTTATTTTTTTATTTTGTCCAAGATATTCAGAAAAGGAAAACAACAATCCAAGGATTACTGTTATTCCCCAATTTGCTACTAAACAACTAATCACTTGCAGTTCTTCAGAAGAGCTACTCTTACTGTTGAGGCAATTACATTATCAATATCGTTATCGGTTGTTGCGACATAACGATCAATCAAATCCACAACCAGTTTCTTTACCTGGCATGAATTCATAAACTGAATCAAGATTGGTTTTAAAAGATTTACTACATTAGCCATTTTGAGAATCCTATTACAACAATATTATTTAGGGATTTTACCTAATTTTAATCATTTATCAACCACCTGTAGTTGTTCTTGTACTTCTCCTCATCTGATCAAGATAATATTGAGTATGAGGTCTTGCTTTACTAGTATCCCCTGCTTTTAATGCCTTGGCTGCTGGACCACTATCATTTCCCATCATAGCATCAGCAGCAGCAGCAGAGTACTCTCTAGACATTCCTCCCGTTTGCCCTCTGTGCTTAGGAGATCCAGCTTCTGCTGCTTGCGCTTCAAGTCTTTTTCTTAGATCAGTACTAGAAGGTGGTTTTTCCCCTTTTTTGTGAGTAAATCTTGCCCTATTTAAAGTGTCTCCAGTTTTAATACTACCAAGACCCTTTCCACCACTCATTTGATTGATAGCACCTTTGCTAATTGGTCTCCATCCTTCAATAATAGATTCTAACCAAGCATCACTCATATGCTCTACAATATTTTCTGCTGAATCAAAATTTTCAGCAAAACAATTATCAACCAAAGTTTCAATTACATAATCATAAATGTTTTCAGTTTCTTCCCTCATTGCTTGCTTTCTTTTCCAAGCATAATAAATTTTTTCACCTTTTTCTGCTCCATACTCTTTCATCATTGCCTTTTTTGCTGAAGAAGTTTTCTTTCCAAGTGCTTCTTCCTTTCTTCTTTCCACAGAAGTCATATGTCTTTCATCAAGTTCATATTCTTCAGTATTAAGTGGAAGTTTTCCTTGCTTTAATGCATTGATTTTAAATTGCTGTTGCTTTCTTACAAGATTTATTAATTCTTGTGGAGTTGGTTCTTGTTGAGTTGGTTCTTGTTGAGTTGGTTTTTTTGATTGGGAATCAATTTCTTCCTTTCTTAAACTTTTAAGTATTTCATCAGGAGATTTTGTAATAGTATCAGATTTTTCACGGGGAATTTGTTTTCTTTTTGCTTGCAATTTCAAAAGTTTCTGTCTTCTTCTTCTGAGTTTTTCTTCTCTTTCATAATCTGTTTCTTCACCAATTTCAACCATTTCAATCAATTCACCACCCAATTCAGAGGCAATCTGAATCATCTCAGTATTCATCGTTGGATTGATTTCAACTATATTATTTACCTCTTTTTCTTTAATTTGTTTTTTATTTTGCTCATTATCAACTAAATCAGCAATTTCAAATAAATCATCTCTCCAATTTGATAATGATTCTTTACGAGTTTTAATTACAGAACCTATTTTTCTACGACGATTTAAAAGATACTTATCGGTCTTTGTATTTTTTTTACGATCATTATCAATGTCAGAATCTTCTTGTCCTACTGGATCAAGTTTTTCAGATACAATTTTTCCAAAATAAACCTTTGAAATATCGTTAAGAATATTATTAGACATTAGAATAAATGCTTTTTTTTATTTTTCTATACTTATTTATAAATTCTTTGATAGCATAATATTTTGCACCAGATTGTAAATTTTCTTTTCCAGTTTTAATTGCTCCTGGAGTTTGTTTTGCTGCGTATTTAGCTGCCCCAAGAGTTCCCGTTAAAGTATTTGGTTTACCAGGCTCTCTATACATACGGTTCATATTTTTTTCAGTATATTCATTCAAATCTTTAATCCAAGACTTAAACATAATATCATCTTCGGTAACACAAATTAAATAATTAGTTCCTCTACGAATTACTTTTCCAGTCAATCCAGTATTCATATTTTCTACAATATCACCAATTTTAAAAATTTTATTTTGAACATAATTTTCTCTCAAATTTTCATTATCCAATTTTGGAGCAATTTGCCACAAATTAAAATTTTCTTTTATTGAAATTTCCATTCCTTTACGAACATCATTAAATAATTTTTTCGTTTCTTTATCATCAAGTTTTTTAGGAACTCCTCTTCGGAAAGTTTCAAAATCATTTTCTGCTGCTGCCTTTCTCATTTTAGATGCCGACATTCCTGATGCATTTTTATCAGAATCTGCTGTTCCTGCTGCAACTACATTGATTTGTGAAAAATTATATTCAGAACCATTATACTTATTTGCAAGATTTTTAATCTCTGCTTGACGATCTGAACCAACAACAATATTTACATTTCCATACCCATCCTCAGAAGTTGCCCTCAATACATCAAAGATATTTTGCATATCCGGATTATTAATTATATTTTCACCAAATTTAGGAAACATTTTTCTCATATATGAGATTTTTGTATTGGGATCCAATGGATTCTTTTTTGGATCTTGAATCCTAGATGGATAAATTTTCAATTCTCCACCAATAGAAATACGATCTGCAGTCTTAAAAAGTTTTTCGTGTCCTATTGTCGGTGGATTAAATCTTCCAAAAATAATTGTAGAGAATTCATCATTTTGTTGTTGTTCTAGAGATTGCTGTTGTTGCTGTGGCAATTCAGATTGTATTTGTTGTGTTGGTAAATTAACTTGAGTTCCTGCGACTTGTTGATTTGCTTTTGTTTTTGGACCATCTGGAATATCTCTTTTACCTACTCTTTCACCACGATTAAAAAATTCAAGTTCACCCCCAACAGTTTTAGCAACAAATTCTCCACGAGAATCATACCAATCCCCGTGCCCATCACCTTGCAATCCAAGTTTTTTGGCTTGTTCTGATGCTTTAGTTTTCTTTGCTTCTATTAAGAACTGAGAAAATCTCTTCATACTATATTATTTTTTAAATATTTATCAATATAGTTTTAAATGAAATGATGCACTAATCTTATTTGGTGCAATTTGGTTTGCCATAAGAATAGATCTTGCCTTATCATCTGCCTGATCTTGAGTTAAATTCTTTTGTCCAATTTTTTTAGATTTATTGTATATATTTTTTCCTATTCTTTCAATAATTTTTTCAGAATCCTTTCTATTCAAAATCCCTTTACTTACAATTCCAGACCATAAATCCAAAATAATTTCATCTTGTTTTTTTTGATTTCCTGAATTTTGAATTGCAAAAGCAATTTCTAATTTATTTTGTGCATTTCTATAACTTCCAATATATGATGATAGTGTTTTATTTTTAACTGATGGATCTATATTTTTTGCCAACACATCCATATACTTTTCTGAATTTTTCTTTTTATCATCATAACTTTTACCAATCATTTCACCATTACTAACAATATCAGGTGATAATGATTTGTTAAATACTTGACCACGAATAGATTGCATCTTTCTAATAGCACCAGAATTATACAAAATAATATTTGCACCACTCATACCCATTGATCCCCCAGCGGCAGTCTTAAATTGTGCTTCTTTTTCAACTTTAAGAGATGAACTAGCATTATTATATCTAATACTATCAGTTTCTCTCTTATAACTAATTTTTCCATTTTTTTCCAATGTTAGTTGATCTACTTCAACAACATATTTGAGAGTTTCATCAACTTTATAATATGTTGATTCATTTTTTATAGAATTAGTTCTAGATTTAACTGATGGAGGATTTGGTAGAGGTATTTCTTTTGATGGAAAATTTACAAATCCAATTCGTGAAGAATATACACCTTTAGTTGATGTCGCTTTCTTAAGAGAAATTGGTGCTAATTTTTTTTGTTCATATAATTTATAAATTAATCTATTCAAACCTACAATATCATCTATAGCATATTTTTTTTGAACATCATTTGGCATATTTTGAAATGCATTTCCCATAACAACAGATAATTTGATATATTCTTTTATTTTATCTACTGCAGACTGATCAAAGAACCAAACATCAGCAGGATTCCATCTATCAGATTTTACATTAATTTTAAATGTACCCATATACACTTTATTTAAAAAAATACCAATATTACTAATTTTATAAAAGTAATCTTGTCTACATATTTCTAATTTTTTAGTAAATGAAACTTTTGGATTTTTTAAAAAATTTTCATTTTGTGATTTTAATGCTCCGTGCCAATCATCAGTTACAAAAAATGTTTTAGCATTACCCAATTTCCTATTAACTGTAATAACATCCGATTTTAAATTTGAAAATTCATCTAATATTCCAAGTTTTTCAAGAGATCCAGTCAATTTATCTTTACCAGAAAAGGCATCAATCCAAAAATCTGGAGTTACTTCAATACCTCTTAATGTAAAATTTTGAGATTTTTTTTGAATGACATAATATACAGTCCACATTGTCTCTAAAACAGTTGCAGTTGCAGCCATATTCTTTGCATCTTTCTTATATTTAGAAAAAAAAAGACCCCCCTTGTGAGGGGGGTCTCTGTACAAATTTGTAAATAGTTTTCAACCTAGAATAGAATTTCTCCAATTTTCACTCATATTCACCATAATTCTTTCTGCTGCTTCTACAGTTTCAGCATATCCTTCATCTAAAAGATGTGAAAGAATGAGGTCATAGAGGTCATAAGAGTTGTTTAGATTTTTTCTATTATTATAAACTGCTTTTACCGCATTAAATGAAACTCTATCCTTTTTCTTTTCATCATCAGAGAGATTGGAATATGGAGTATTAGCAAGTACTGATCTTCTTTCTTTTTGTTCTGGAGTTTGATCGGCACTTGTTTTTGCTGTTCTTGCCCATCCTTGGTGAACTGCATCGGAACCTGCTTCGGTTGAAGTTCCACTACCACTTCTTTCACCTCTTCTGAGAGCACGAAGAGCAGCAGCAGCAGAAGAACGATTTGCTGCTCTACCAAAAGAATGTTTATCTCCAGTTGCTCTACCATATCCATATCTAGAATCTAATGCAGCATCAGATGCTTTTTCATAAGGACTATCTTCCTTTTCCATAATATTATTATAAACATCTAAATATGCTTCTTGAAGATTGCGTAATTCTTGTGAGTTCATCTGTATGATTACTTTTTAGATATTTATAAAAAAAGACCCCTTGGAGAAGTCTTGGAAAAGTTTGGAAAGTGGTTTTACTAATAAGTTGACTATGGTTTTGAAAGAATTGGATCAACTTTAACATTTGAACCTGTTCTGTCATTTCTTCTTGCCGCTGCCTGATGGGCGTTACGTCTTTGAAAAAATTCTTTTGTAGGCGCTCCAGTATCTATGTCTCGTCTATCTCTTGCTCTTAATAATCCTGCTACTTTTTTATCAGAAATTTCATTAAGTTGCTCAAACTCTTCAAAAATACTTTCTCTCCAATCTTCGGACATATTCACCATAATTCTTTCTGCTGCTTCTACAGTTTCAGCATATCCTTCATCTAAAAGATGTGAGAGGATGATGTCATAGAGGTCATAAGAGTTGTTTAGTGCTCTTGTTATTCTAGTAACATTTGATTGAGTTCTGTCTCTATTATCCCCAATACCATAAGGAATATTGCTCATTATTCTACCATATCCACCTTTCTTAGGTTTTGGGACAGTAGTTCCTGGGTTTGCAATTTTATCATCTGGTTTTTCGAACTTCTTTGGTCCACCATATCCAGTTCCGTCTCCCTTTTCACCTGAAAGTGGTTTTGATGGAGGTAAAGGAGGAAGTTTTCTGGCTACATAAGGTTCTACCCCAGGTGCTCTTGCTTCACCAAAAATCAATCCATTTTCTTCCATTGCATCACGAAGTTCTTCATCATATACTGCCTGATATGCAAGTAAAGACTCTACTAGAATTCTTGAATCCATTTTACCTAGAATAGTATACTCTAAGTTTATTTATAAATAAAATAATTTTTCCATTATCTGGAAAAATATATAAAATCACTTATCGTTAGGATCTCTATTTTCGGAGCGATAAACATCAAAAGCACCTTCGGGATAACGCTTACTGAGTTTTAAATAGTTACGTTCTAGAACTTCCTCAAAAGAAACATCAAGTGCCATACAGGCTTGTGCGGCATACCACATAATGTCACCAAGTTCAATTTTCAAATGTTCTATATTATCTTCATTATAAGGTTTTCCTTGAAGAAACATTTTCTTTACAATTTCAGTAAACTCACCTGCCTCTGCACTCATACCAAATGAAGCAGTAAGAAGACGAGGAACATCAGCATCAGCAAGTTCTAATTCAGTCAAACGAGCAAAAAGTGCTGCAAAATCAGTGCTTTCTTTACTTGTAGTTTGACGAACAAATTCAATATATTTTTGTGTATCTATTTTAGACATTAGAATTTAAATCCCTCGAATGATTTTTTAGGTTTTTTTTCTTCTTCATAAGTATACTCTTCTTCCTTTCCATTGTCAATAATATCATCCTGTGCTTTTTGTTCACAATCATAAAGACGCATTTTAGCACGATCAATACCAACAACAAATCTTTTATTCATTGTTGGATCATTATATCTATTCTTCAGTTGTTTCACCATTATCTGTCCAAGTTGTTCCAACTCTTCAGTGCTAATAAGGGCAAACATAAGATCAGCAGTAGCAGGGAGACCAAAGGATTCAGAAGTATCAGTAAGTTCAACATCAGAGTTACCATAACCACTACGAGTAGTCTGGGTAGCAGAAACAATTGGAACATTAAATTCAACTGCAAGACCTCTAAGTTCTTCAGCAATAGACTTGATATATGAATAAGAATTTGCAGAACCATTTGCTTTGTGCCTGGAGGAAGCACAAATATTAAGGTAGTCAATGAAAATAATATCAGGTCTAAATGATTTCTTAAGAGCAAGTTCATTCAAAAGTGCCTTAAAATGTCCAGAGTGTGCCGAAGCAGTTGGATATTCTTTAATAATAAAAGTTCCTTGTGTTTTCTTTGCAATACTATTTACCTTAGATTCAAACATAGACCTTGGCAAATCAGTAATATCTTTAATATTAACATTTAATAAATTTGCGTCAATTCGCTCAGCAATTTTCTCCTCTGCCATTTCAAGAGTGATGTAGAGAACGTTGCGCCCTTGCAATAAGACGGAACTAGCAACGTGGCACATAAAGAGACTCTTTCCGACACCTGTACCAGCAAGAGCGATATTGAGAGTCTTAGTAGGTAAACCACCTTTAGTAATTTTGTTGAAATATTCAAGGTCAAATTCAATCTTTTGCTCCTTTTTATGGTAAGATTCATAACGTTTTTCATAGTCTAACAGATAGTCGTGTCCGATTGCAGTATCAAAAGATACTGCTAGGGCATCAGATAAGATTGATGGAATGCTATCACGATTTTTCTTTTCGTCTTTACCATCAGCAATATGAATAGATTCCATTAGAGCCAAATAAATGGCACGGTCACGACACCACTTTTCGGTAGTATCAACTAACCAATCAAATTCTATAGGAACATCATCAAGACATTCAATTAATTGTAAGACTTGTTTAAAACTATCTTCATTAATATCTTTAGATTTCTCAACTTCAATACAAAGAACTTCTTTTGTAGCAAGTTGATTATACTTTTGAACAAAATTTAAAATTTCCTGAAATACAATTTTTTGATTCGTGTCTTCAAAATATTCTGGTTTAACGAAAGGAATAACCTTTCTTGTATATTGTTCATTATGTAAAAAATTTCTTAGAATCAAAAATTCAACTTTATCCATAACTAAATTCTTTTCGTGCTGTCTCATCAAGTGCTTGCATTACTTCAGGTGTGAAGTATTTTTCAGGATTTTTTAGAATCTCTTTTGCATAGAGTTTCTTTCCATCTATCTCATAACGTCCAGCAACATTCTTCCAAAGTCCACCAAGTTCTCCCAATTCAAGAAGTCCATAATACCTATCTAAACCACGCTCATCATAGAACAAACGGATTTCAACATCTTTATTTTCTTTACTTAAACGCGACTTAGCAGTCTTTGCCTTGATAATGTTTCCAATGACTTCTGTTCCATCTTTTTCTTTTTTCTTGCTGAGATACACGATAGTAGAACTGGCATACTTAAGACCAGAACCACCACCCATTTCTTTTGTAGGAACATAAGCACCGATGACATCGTAGGTATGATTGGTTACAATCATTGGAATTTTTGCTTGACCAAGTTTGAGCGTAAGCATTCGGAATGCACCCTTTACAAGTTGAGATTTGGTCATATCTCTGACTTGCTTTTCATTTAGGGCATCAGTAATCTCTTTATCAGTAGAAAGCATACCCAGAGAATCTAACACAAACATACAAGGTTTGCGATCATCCACTGGTGACTTAAGATATATATCTACTGCTTTCAGTGCCTTATTTCTAAAGTCTTCAATTGTAACGACTCTTACAACTACAAGACGTTTCGTATCAACACCACGACTTTCTAGAAGTGATTTGGTGATTGCTGCCTCAGTATCAAAATAGAGACAATATCCATCAGGATTACTATCAAGAAAATTCTTAACGACAGCCAGACTGAAGAAAGTCTTTCCTGTAGAACTTTCACCTGCGATTGCAGTAATCTTGTTACCAGATACACCACCAAAGATACTCCCACTGACAAGAGCATTAAAGATGTATGAACCCGTATCCACATAAGTTTCAGTCTCATCAATATCTGATGCCAACTCTGTGTAGTCATCGCCAATTTCTTTTACAATATCTTTAAGAAAATCCATAATCAATCATCCTTTTTTTCATTTTTATTCAAATTATTCATCTTATAACTCCATAGTTTTTGATATAGTGCAGTATCACCCCCCAGTCTTAGAGCACTAAGAATAGTTTCAAGTTCTTTGTCGTTAATTGGCAATTCCATTAAGAGAAAAATAATTCAAGGTTTACAGTTTTTTCCACGTTCCATCCAATGGCATCAAGAATTGATTTAAGAGGATCTAGAAATGCTTTCTCAAATTGTAGGTCATAATCCACATATTTATCAAGTCTAATTTCTTTAGGAAATTCTGATATAAATGAAATTACATTCTCGTGAATTGGATTTGGTTTCTTTAGATATACAAACTTAATCTTTTCACCACTTTGTATTAATGAATATTTATTTGTTAGTTTTGCCTCTTTAATATAATGATTAAAGAGGAGCGCCCCACGAACGTGAATGGGTGTCCCTTTTGTATAAATTGAAGATGATGATTTGTATTTGTTTGTATCAGACACAGAACGAGGAAATGAAATTTGCTCAGGAGGAAGTTTTTTAAAGTTATTACGACACTTATCAATATAATCAATAACTTCATCTTCAGTGCCACTCATCATTAGTTTAAGAGCATCCTTAATCATCTGACGGCAAGGAGCAGGAGTTGAGGATTTAACAGCTTCAATTCCCATCATCTTGAGTTTGGGTTCAGTATATGCCACACCCTCACTATTCCATACATTGAGAATATAACGCTTCTTGGCAGTCCAGATTCCACGATCAGCAATATTCTCACGCTTCATCTGCATCTTCTGATCATAAGCATTCACATAGGTTGCCAGTTCTTGGTAAGAACCCTCAATATATTTTTCAAGTTCCATCTCACAGATCTTATCAAGGAACGAGACAATGCTTTCAGTAGTTTTCTCTCTTCCCTTGAATACAGTTTCAACCACAGGACCCATATTAAGATAAATGGAATCGGTATCAGAAGCAATGACATAATCTACATCCTCAGTCTTAAGAAGTTTATTGATATAAGAATTCATCTTGGATTCAATCCAACGAATAGAAACCTGACCAGAAAGAGTGATTGCCTCAGCATTTGCTAGTTTATAATACCGGAAATACTGGTTACCAATAGCACCATAAGCAGAGTTAAGAGAAATTTTCTTTGCCATTTGAATATTATTACATCTGGCAATTTCTTTTTCCAACTCCTTAGACTTATTTTTTTCATATGATTTTTTGGCATCAATCATCTTCTTTTTAAAGATAACTCGCTCATTGTACATTTTCTCCATAAGTTCAGGAAGAATTCCACGAACATCCTTACGGTACATTGCACCATTTGCACATACCGCATAATCATTATACCCATCAAAGTCAATCTCTTGATTAAGAATTTTATCAACAGTTGCAGTAGGATGACGTTCATCAACCAAAGTTTCAGGAGAAATATTATACTGCATAATCAAGTGAGGATACAGTGAGTTAAGGTCAAAGTTCACCACCCAATCATACTTACCAGGAATTGGTTCCTTTACATAAGCACCAGCATATTTTTCATTCTTTTGAGATTTATTTTTTGGAGGAATTACAATATTACGTTTCTTGAGATAATTGTAGATAATATTATCCCACATACGAACCTGATAAAAAACATCATTAAAATTTACTTTGGCATCAAATGCCATTGTAATTGCAAGTTCAATGAGTTTCATTTTATCTTCTAGACGATCAACAAGTTCCACATCAATGATGTTATACTCAATAAACTTTTGCCAGTTATTTGTATAAAATTCTTTAAATGTATCAAACTCAGAGTGATCTAGTTTCTTTTGCCCAAGTTCTACCTCAGCAATATAATCCAAACGATAGGATTCTTGTGCTTTATAAGTAAACTTCTTATAAAGATCCAGATAATCTAAAACAGTTACACCACCAATATCAAATACTGTATGTTTACGTCCATTAATATAAATTTCATCCTCAGTTACAAGTCCCCAAGGAGAAAGTCTCTTCATTGTTTTTTCATTGAGAATTCTATTGAGACGCTTGGCAATATATGGAATATCATATAATTGAACATTCCATCCAGTAATAACTTCTGGAGTTTGTTGTGACCAATAATGAATAAAAGAATTTAGAAGATCATATTCAGAGTTACATTGAACATATTTTACATTTTCTTGCTTATTTTCAAAAGGTTTAATTCCCCAAGTTATAATCCTTTTGGTATTATAATTTTGAATAGAGATTGCAAGAATTTCCTCAGAACAAGATTCAACATCGGGGAATCCTTCTTCTGATGCAACTTCAATATCAAGAGTTATAAGTTTGATTTTACTAATATCAAACTTAATTTCATCTTCTGGATATTTTTCTGAAATATATTGATAAACATATCTATCTTGCCCATATACATCAAATCCTTCAACATCTTCATACCTTTTAAAAAATTCCCTACAATCTTTAACTGTTCCCGGTTGAATAACCTCAACCGGTTCTCCGCTTAATGTTTTATACTTAGTTTCTTTTTTAGTTTTTACAAAAAGAGTTGGAGTAAATTCTTCTCTTGTTTCAAAATTTTCTCCATTTTCATATCCACGAATCAAAACTTTATTTCCAATTAACTGGACATTAGTATAAAATTTCATTTAATAAGATCCTCATATTTTTTCAATAATAAATTATTTGGATCAACAATTGTTAGGATTTTGTCAGAATGTATCATAAAAGTATTCTGTGACGAATATTCCATCATCCAAGGAACTAATATTTTATCATCAGTAATTAAAAAAGGCTCAATCAATTTACAATCAGGTTCACCTAACTCAGATCCAACTTCTTCAATCTGAGTTATCAGAATTTCCTTGTTCAGAAGAACTAAAATTTTTATCATTTTCATTTCCATAATTCAATACATCCTCTAAATACATTTCTTTAAGTTTTTCTACAGGTTCAACCATTGTAACAACCCACTCAGTAGTTAATGGAATTGTTTTATCTTTGCTTAGTGGCATCCAAGGATACAAAGAAACTTGAAATGCTGCTTTTTGATTTTGATCAACTTCTTCAGTCAATACATTTGGATTTCGCATTTTAACAATGCAAGGTTTAGTTAAAAAATATCCAATAACTAAATCATCTTTAACCATCTCTTGAATATCTGCGATTAGATCTTCTCCAGATTTCAATAAAACAAGTTTTACAGTCATAGTTTTCCCATACCTCTTAGTATTGTAGCACAAAAAAAGGGGAGGCACAACTGGTTTTTGCCAGTTACCTCCCTGCGACAACGATAGTTAGCTCAATATTATTTATTTAAGTTCATATACCTTTCTCTTTTGGTGTTCTGGAATAACTCTATTTAATTTGACAGTCAGTAGTCCATCTTCAAAAGAAACATCACCAACGACCACATCATCAGAAAGAGTCCAGGTGCGTGTGAATGCTCTCTTTGCCAATCCCTGATGTAGGTATTGATCTTCGGAATCATCCGCTTTCTTTGCTTGCACAAAGAGTTTATTCCATTCGGTGGTGACTTCAATATCTTCTTTTTTGTATCCGGCAAGTGCAATTTCTAATCTAAAGTCAATACTACTTTCTTTGATTAGATTATATGGTGGATAGTTTGTGTGCGTCTCAAACGCAGTATCAAACCTTTTAAACCACTCATCCAATCCAATACTATTTCTT